CAATGGATTGAAATTCGTAATTCCACAAACATCGACATCACAACCAACCTCATATAATGTGGTTGCGGGACTAAGTGTAAAACTCGAAATGCTTGGATTGCTTAATGTTGGGAATATTGTTGGATTCAAAATACATTGTAACACACAATCTAAGGTACAATTATAGACATTTGTACCAGCAGTCAATCCTCCAACAGTACATGTTGTATTGGCACTTGAAGTATATACCGTACTTCCACCGCTTGCCGTTGATTGTTTTAATATAATTGCCTTCTGAGAACTATCGTAAGTCAGAACAAAATTATTACTTGCACCCGTAGCGATAATTGGAATATACATTCCACCACCTTGTGAACCAGTGCCAGCATCACCAATTAATGTCAGACCCGTTGTAGTTGCTATTTGCGTTTGTCCGCTTAACGTCAGAGGTTCACCACCAATTAACTGCTTAAATTGAGTATTGTCTAAATTTGGTCTTGCGAAAAATGCCATATCTTTTGTTTATTTATAGTTTAATTTTTGACTTAACAGCACCACCGTCCAGTAAGTTACGTGAACCGACTCGGTGTGAGTCGGTTGTATTTACTATAAATACAAAAGATTTGAATTAAAATCAGGGTAAAACAAAAAAACCCCGTAAGTTTTCACCTACGGGGTTGATAATCAGAGTTTGTATTCGACTAAAGACTGAATCTGTCTTGTCTACGAGCTTTTCTACGAAGTTCGTTTACTTCACGAAGTGCGTTAGGATTGAAACGTTCTTTCTTAACAACACTCACCAAGTGGTTATACTCGTTTTCGGTAATAACCTGACCAATATAACCATCGGTCTTTAAGATATATGACTTCGGTGCACGAGCACTTGAAGACTGACCTTCACGGTCAAGTGTTGCATCGAATGTCAATTCAAGGAGTTCCTGAATCTTTTCGGTAACACTCGCAGTCATCTTTTCCTTTGTACGCTTCAATGCTTTTTCAAGCAAATCAACAACATTGGTCTGATGTCTCTGCTTCAAGGTCTGGTAAGTCTCAGTGAACTCCTGACCACTGGTCTTATGTTGAAGTTCGCTGATGATAGCCAATGCACCGTAGCAGTCACGAATCATGATGTCCCAAACCTGTTCAGCATAACTGAATGACGGGAACTTATCGATAGCCACGATTTCACCATCAACCAGTACAACAATACCGATAAGGTTACGTGGACGTTCGAAGTGAGCAATGAACTGCTCCAACTTCTTATCGTACTTACTGTAGTACTTGTCAATATATGTTCCTGTACCAGATTGAGTATCTCTGCCGAGTTTTTCAATCGCAGGATAGATATTGCCGTGACCACTGGTTTTACCAACTGCTTCGAAAAGCATTTCACGCATGGTTACAGGCAACACACGGAATTCCTGTGTGTTACGGAAAGTACCACACTGTGAACCCTGTACACAACCCGCATCATTATATGTGGTCTGTGCCTTTGATGGAATATATCCAGCCTTCACCATGCCGTGGTTCTGAGCACTTTGCTTGGTCAATACCGCCAAGTTGGTAGGAAGAATAACTTCCTTATCCTCTTTATTGGTAAACTTAATTTGACCATAAGTACTATTACTTGATGTCAGTGCTTTCAATGGGTTCGCAAACCTGCTATCCAATGAAAACTCGGCATCGGTTGTTAGACATACGATTTGCATGTTCATAATTGACTGAACAATGACGTTACCATCTCTGTCCTTGACAGGACGACAACCTTTTAGTAATTCTGTAAAATCTCTTGTATTCATGGTACAAATTTTTATACGTTTACACTTATTTTATTACTACGCTTAACAGGTGCTGCTTCCAAAGCATGAACCTGATTTTCCAACCAACGCTTGGTATCGATTTCCAATAGTCTTGCTGTAATCTGTGGCTGCAATGCTGTTGGGTTATTGATTGCCATTTTCACGACACCCTGACCCAAAGTTCTTACGTTACCGCCAGTTTCAGCACCAGTAATTGGTGAAATCTGGAAAATCGGAATCTGGCTTCCAGTTTCCTGCTTGTAGATTGAGATAACTTCGTTAGTCAATCCATCATAAGCGTTTTCATATCCATCGGTTAGGATGAAGATTGCATCATATGGTCTCTGAGGATTTTCATCCTTCAATAGTTCAATGAATGAACCCGCCAAATCTGTAATTTCATCTCTGGTCTTCACAACAACAGATTCCTGTGCAGATGCCATAAGCACTTTTGATGTGAAGTCAGCAATTGCTCTTGGTGTGTTTTTTGACTCAGCCTTATGACCTGTCATTGAAACACTGTCGTCAACAACAATACCGATGCTTGGATAGAAGAAGTCATTGATTTTCTTCTTTTCAGCAAGTTTACCGATTGCTGTTCTGATTTCATCGGTGAAACTTGTTTCGTATCCAGTCTTATAGAGTGCAAGGAAGTCCGTGGCTTTCTTCATGTCAACGGTCTTTGTTACACCGAGCTTCGCAGTACTTTTGGTCTGACGAACCTGCTGGTTTACTGAAGTAACCTTTGTGTTCTTACGAACCATAGCCTTCGTTGCTTCTTTTTGAAGGTCAGTACTCCACATGGTGTGATATTGTGGGTGTCTCACGTTTGAAACCAAACCAAGAAGAATTTCTTCTGGAACGTTTTCAACACCAGTGATGTCGGTTTGTGCCTTCTGATACTGACTTAAAAGAGGGAATTCGGTTTCACCGTATTCAACACCACTCTTTTTAAATAAGAACAGCAACAATTTAAAAGCACGAATTGCATCACCGTTGAAGTATTTCAATATTGCGTCATTAACGATATTGATTTCCTTCTGAGTACCAACAAGGTCAGCACCGTGGATATTCACTTGCTTCTGAGCAATTGACAACAGAATGCTGGTTTTCTTCACACCATATACGTGCTTCAAAATCTGGGCAATCTTATTACGGTACTTCATCGCATAGAATTCCAAGTTTTCCTGACCCCAGATAAATCCAAGGACAATCTTTCTGGTTCTTTCGTTATTAACCCTGTCGTTCTTCAAATCCATAAAAAGACGAAGAACGTAAGTAATACCGTTATCATCACTTGCAAGATTATTCAAAGCACTAAGAACTGCCTTATCACTCAATCCATTATCATACCAGTCAATTGGGTTAACAATATTACATGCTCCACCCTTCAAGGTCTGCTTAAACTCGTTAAGCAACACTTCAGATACGAACCGACCAGTAGCACCTTTTTGAGACGCTATAATCAACGGAAGTTCCTTTGAAAGTCCATACAGACTTCTGATTTGAGTCTGAATTGCCTTCATTTGCTCGTCTTTGCTATGGTAGTAAGTCGCACTTGACTTAGAGCCACTCGCAATTGTCAAACCGTCAACCAATGACTGCTTAACCGTACTTAGCATGTTCTGTGTTAAAACCAATTTTTCCATAGTCATCAAATTTAATTATTACTGTTATTAAAATTCAAAAAAAAAGGCGAGTCCAGCGTATAATTACGCCAGTTCCCGCCCATTTTTGGAATAACTCCGTTCTTCTCTATATTGAGAAGAAGTTTAGTTGTAACTTTCGTAGTTTGTCCCGCCTCTTCACTGGACGGGATTTCATGTTTCAATTACTGCATTCACAACAAGTTCTTCCTATGTGTTGTATCTCGTACAATCAGGTTTTTGAAAAACATCAGCACTTCTGCCGACAAAAACCATTCTTAACCATCAAATGTTAGGTAGCATGCCCCTTTTTTACTAAAATACTGATGCCAACAGCCAAAACTTGCTCTGGGCGAGACTTATAATCGCCCAAAAAGGTTGGGAATAATTTCAAAGTATTTGTTGTATTTGATTTCTCAAGTTTTACTGACTTGCGACTTTACCCATTTGTCTACTTCCCCAAGATAAAAAATTAAATTGGTGGGGAAGGAAGGACTCGAACCTCCAAAAATTACTGTAAACACTTCCAGTTTTCCCTAATTTCGTATGACCTGTTGAACATGGTGGTTATGTGATGCAATAGTTGGAATCTAATTTATGGCACGCCAGCATTTTCATGTTCATTCAACTTCAGAGTCCACTCTCCATTTTGCAGGGACTCTTAGGTCAATGTGGTGGGGAGAGTAGGACTCGAACCTACAATCTATTGATTTCAACTCAATTGCTTTACCTGTACTGAAAACACTACGAGTTCTCTCATTCGAGAGCAGTGAGATAGTATTGATGTGTAACTGATTTTGCTATCTCCCCAAATATGTTAAAGAACGATATTCATTTAGTAGCGGGAGAGGGACTCGAACCCCCGACCTTGTGGTTATGAGCCACACGAGATGCCAACTTCTCCACCCCGCAATATGTTTTAAAAAGGATAATTCGTTTGTTATATATTGTGTCAAACAATATCGGATTTGAACCGATGACATTCTGCTTAGAAGGCAAAAACTCTACCAACTGAGTTAATTGTTACTGTAATAACATCCAGTTTCCTTTTAATATTTTAATCGTTTCAAAGTACGTTCTGTCAAAAAGACTCTGCAAAACTATAACAAGTTTTTCTAACTTCCAAATGTTTTTCAAAAAAAATGTAAAAAAAATTTCACTGACCCTTGTGGGAGATAAATACGTATGAAATCCAAAAAAGTTACATTTTTTTATAAAAAAATTTATTTGTCTGGCTTAATGTTCTGATAATCACGCTTTTTAATTAAACTATCTCGGAACTCTTTTTGTGAATCATCTTCGGTATCGAGGTCGGTTTCCTCAATTAACCTCATTATTTCATCTGTGTCATCAGTAAGAGCTTGTAGTTGTTCTTCTGGTGTTGGTGGACTTTCCTCGGTCACGGATTTTGTGACCAACTGTCTTTCACCTTCGAAGGTATCGACATAATCTTCCCCATATATGAGACCCTTTTCTTCAGGCATCCTATTTTTTGGTTCACCCCTAACATCATTCATATAGGCATCTATTGTTGGGGTTTCAGATAGTATTGCTGTTGAGGTATCACCACTAAAATCTAATAACGTGTCATCGTTTACAGCATCACTTACACCATCATTTACAGCATCACTTGGAGCATCAGTAACTTCTCCATCGAGTTCCAGTATTTCAACTTCACTAATAACTTTTGGTACTTCTTCTGGCATTTCCATCTTTCTTTCATCACTTTCCTCCATGACCTCATTAACTATGTCGGCAACCTGTTTTAGTTCATCATGAGTTAAATCGGTTCTTGATGTGCTGATATGGATGTTTTCGACTTCGGGATGAAAATTGATTTGGGGTTGAATGTCGGAATTATCCTCTGGTTGTTTATTTTTATCAAGTAAGTCGTTTATCTTCTGGGGGTCAGCATGACCTTTATTTATTGATTCACTGCTTAACTTACCGATTATCTCGTCCTGCTTGTCCATCTTATTGCTGATAGCTACATGTACTTGCGACAAGCCATCGGCTTTCTTTTCCAATTTATCAATGTCTTTGGTATCATGATGTTTGAGTCGTTTATAGTCCTTAGTGTTTCTGTACCTTGGGTCATTGATGATGATTTTCAGCGTATCGTTGTTGAATGTACAGTCTTCAAACATCTGACCGTCTTTTGCAAATCTGGCTTTAATAATTCTGATATTGGCGAAATTCGCATCCTGTTGTGCAGGGGTTTTGGCGATTGACATAAAGAAATGTGCTTTCTGCATTCTTTTAATACTACCACCAGTTTGTTGTGCTTCCACGTACTCAGCACCAATTCCCGAACGATTACTTTGAATCGCTGTCCAACAAGGAATATTAAAATCTCCAGCAATTGCTTCGAATCCCTTAACAACAGCGAGTTCTGCTTCGTTCCTGTCTGGACTTTTCTTATGGCTTTCAACACAATCAAGATAATCAAGTACAAGTATATCGAACTTGAACCCCCATTTCTTTTCATATGATAACATCCAATTCCTGATGTCTCTTATAGTAGTGTCTTCCTGACTGAATCTCTTAACAAGAAGCCTACCTTTACCTTCCATTGCCTTGGTCTTCTCTATGGCAACGTTATAAACTCTGTCGTGTTCATCGTCTTCTTCCAGTCTGCTTAATGCCGAATCTGCCCAAATCACATAGTGTTTACGTTTTATCTGGTCTTTGGTGTCTTCAAAAACAATATGTGCAACATTTTTCTCGCATTCATAAGCAGTATTAGCAATAACAGTAAGAGCCGTTGTCTTACCAACTCCCGATGGTGCGAGAATAATACCCATTTCACCCTTACCAAGACCACCACCTGTCAATTCATCGATTGCCAGTATACCTGTTGGTATGGTCTCACGAAATTCCTTACGAAGTGCTTTTTCGATGCCCTCTGTAACGCTTTCACAGTCATCATCTTCTTCACCGATATGTGATATTTTTTGAAATCTTTCTTCGATGTTAGCAACGGTATATTTACTTCGTATCCCACCATCTTTTACTTTGGATTGAATGTATTCCGCAGTTTTTCGGTATTCCTGTTGTTTCACAAAGAAATTTGCTGATTTCTGAACAGCATCACCGTCATAAAGCATTTGTTTATTGACGATTCTCTCGTTCCAGAGTTCAATGCGTTTAATCACACCAAACAGTGATTCTTCTTCAATTACGTTATTGGGTGTTTTAAATTCGTGAATTGCCTGATGAATACTTCTGTTTTGGAGATTCGGTACTTTATCGTATTCACTAATGTATTCCAGCATTATAACGAACAACCTTTTGAGATTGGGGTCATCAAAGTATTCAATCGCTAAATCTGGTATTATTTTTTCAGCAAACTCTGGTTCAACCAACAACTGCCACATGAGTCGGTCTTGGAATTCTGGTCCGAGGTATGCCGATAATGTAAATTCTGTGTTATTTTCCGTCATTTTAAAAATATGTGTAAAAAAGGATGGGAGTCAAGCTACAGGGGTACTTTGGTCAGTCATTATGAAAGAAACTCAACCCCCATCCAATGCAATTAATTTCGTCTGAGCCTTCTCAGCATCTCTGCTCTTTTTGCAGGGTGAAGTTCTCTGATTTGATTAATCGACAGACCTCTGTAATTGATTAAATCGTAATCATCCCACATATTTCTAATGTCGTTCTTTTTTATTTTGGCTTCAATGAGTTCGGTGATATCAGTTACTGCGTGTTTGATATCCAGAGATTGTTTTGCCACGGGATTAAACCCATCAACAAAAAATTCACGTTCGACAATCGGATTATCGTTAATATATAAACCGATTTTACAAGGAACACCACGAATTGTTTTGCGCTCATCTTTGTATTCGACTTCCTGAACCACAGATTCAGGATTGTAACGCATTTCATTTCGCCACTGTCTGGGATAAAGATTGATTAGCTTCTGCTGATAACCATAAAGGTCATAAACACGCATTTCAGAATCTTCGGTACTGGTGTTTTTTCTTCCGACTTCCGCAACCACATCATAACCTCGTCTTGACAAGGTTTTCTGTAGTTTTGTGATAGCTTTAGGAAGGATGTCTCTCACGTCAATCGAGTATCTGGTAAAAGGATTGAATTTGTCTGCATCAAACATTGCTTCACACAACAATTTTTCAGATTGAAATTCTCCGTTTACGATTTTACCCTGATTAAGTGAAAACCTAAACACGTTGCTATGTTCCTTCTCGTTCATCTTATTATTTTTTTGTGATTTATACTATGCACAAATATAGCGAGAATCCCCTTAAGATAAAAGGAATTCTATAAACTATTTTTGTATTTCTTGTAATACTCTGTGAGCAACCGCTTTTCATTCATTACTACGGTATAAAAAGGTTCGACATATTGTGAGAAAGTACCACCATACACGGTTAAGAAGTCGTCAGCAAGCATTAATTTCATCAGATTTTTGCTACCTCTGTCTTCTGGTGATAACGGTACTTCGAGTTGTAATAGTTCTTCTTCAGCCTGTTCATTGAGCATGGGTTCACGTAAGTTAACCAACTCAAAATTTGTTTTGAGTCTCGGAACGTTATTCACGATATTTTCAAGAGCTTGTAATGGTTTTTTCTTGTTTTCAACTCGTTCCTTATTGATTTCATCTGCTTTACGACAAATATCCCTTACACTCAATGTCTTGTACTTGAGTTCGGGAAAGTGATTAACAAGACCCTTTTCCTTAATACCACCAACACCACTAATATTATCCGCATCATCACCGCATATGATTTTCATTGTCAAGGCATTCGTGTAATGATGGTTAAAATGCATCATGTAATTGGATTTCGTAACAGGTACATCGATATTCGGAAAAATGATTGTGATGTTAAGGTCAAGTAGTTGTGCGAAATCCCTGTCGTTGGAATAAATGAAAACCTCTTCCTTGTTATTGTAATCCAGACAATACTTGGCGATGATGTCATCGGCTTCGATTTCCTCAACTTCTATTTGTCGGAGAAACAGTTCTTCAGCATATTCCCTGACACGCTGACGTTGTTTTAGCACCGATTCTTTTTTATTCTTTTCTCTCTGGATTTCGGCTTCACTCAACTCAATACCATGATACCATTCTTTGGATTCACGATTGGCTTTGTAATCGCTATCTATTCGGTGACGATAAATTCCACCTTTTTCTCCATCCCAAACCAATATGACTTTATTTATCATATGGTCTTTAATCATTTTTCGAATCGTTGTTAAAAAAGAATACAAACCGCCAATATGTCCGAACTTAGCGGTTTGTAAATCTTTTGCTCCGTGAAACGAACGCTTTAAAAGATATGAACTATCAACTAATAACGTTCTATTCTTCATTCTCTCCCGTATCTGCTCTATCAATAATCTTGTCTTCAAACGATACATTGCCTTCGGCATCCATAGCGTGATAATTGAATTCTATGTCGTCTGCTGACAGGGAATCGTCATTAAATTTGTCTCGGAAATAAAGAATGTGCTTCTTCTTATATGCGGTTTCGTGTTCCTTATCACCATAAATGAAACCAGTTGGTGTGCTGATAATCTTGCCTTCAAGACTAATTCCACCCCATTCACCATCAATATGGTTTTTGGCTATATTGACTTTGTTTTCGAAACCAAAGTTTAAATCACGTTTCTTACTGGTTGCTGTTACCCTACGAGTTCCGTGAGTAATAATTCCACCAAAGTGATAAATGAGCCTACCGCCAAAGAAAAAAGTCTCTCCACCCTTGTGCTTCACGACTTTATTCATGCTGTCATACCAGATTTTCTGGACAGCAGCAAGCGTAGCAGTATATTCGCTATCAACTCTTCTGGTGTTGGGAATCGCATTATTGAGTAATGACATGAATGCCTTCTCATAAGCACCAGCATTCCACATGTTGTTATCGCTATCATCTTTTTCCAGAGCATTGATTGTCTTGATGCAATTCAATGTACCAATACTGTCAATGGCAAAGAAAATATCTCGTGGTAACTGACCTGCTTTCTGCATGTCAAGGAAATAATAAATTGCCTTACCCAAGTCTTCAATCGCTGCTTCTCTCCTGTCTTTATCTTGTTTAATACCAAAATTATCGAGAAGATATTTGTTATTAACCAGAAGATGTTCATCGTTCCAATTAAAACCCATATTAGTGAGTCGTACATTACCTTCATCAATGTTGTTCTCGGTATCGATGATGATTGGAAAATCCCCTCTTTTCTGGGCATTTACAATGCCTCTCATAAGAGCGGTTGATTTACCCGTATTGGAATAACCTCGGAAAAGTGTTACGTATCCTCTCGGTATCCCGGGCATACCAGTGGCTTTCTCCAGACCATCATCAATCGGAATCCATTCCAATGGTTTTGATGCAACGGTTGTCGCACCAACTTTCTTTTTAAAGTCATCGAGACTAAAACTTTTTTTTGGTGTTGGTTTGCGTACCACATTTGATGGTACGTCAGTACTTTTTTTTGCCATAAATTTCGAGTTAAAAGGTTAAAAAAGGGAAACTTTCATTTCCCCTTTTTAACTCAATGATTTTTAGAATGGTAAGTCCTCATAATCTTCTCCCATCTCATCTGGTTCATCATCCTGAAAAGTATCAGGTTCTTCACTTGTATCAACGGATTCGGCTTCAACAACACTGGTTGCAGGTGCTTCAACGGCAGCAGCAGGTGCGCTTGCCAGAGTTTCCTTACCAATGTCACTGGCATCGTCTTCGAATTCACCAACCTTATCCTCAGTAATATTACTGATTGTCACACGTGGAGTTTCTTGCGCACCCAAATCACTGGCTTGCTCGAAATTCTGGTTATCATCACTATCAAGATTCATAGTGCGAGTGTTGGCTTTTTCTTCCAAATCTGGACGACCGGGGAATACCCACTTCTTGTTGTTCTGGTCGGTATCATCCCAATAAGGGTTAGTACCATTTGCCACGGCTTCAAGAAACTCGTAAGGTGGCATGTTAGGTGCTTGTTTTGGCTTGAACACGTCTCTCCACGTAACATCGTCATCGAGCCATGATTGTGCTACAATCGGGTCAACATGAAGCGGAGATTTACCTTTTGCAGTTATGGCTGATATCTGCTTATAGACGTGCTTATTCCATTCAGCATCAGTCATAATAATGTTGAGGTCTGTTCCGTTCTCAGCACTACTAAAATCGGCTTGTTGATTCGTCATATAGTCTTCCAAAACAGGAAGTAACTTATCAAGCGTTCCTTGATTTTTGTAATTGTGCTTGAATCTCCAGAACTTAACACCATCTTTTTCCTTGCCTTTATCAATTCCACGAACAATGTAGAATTTCTTGGCTTCCCACTTGATGGCATTTTTATAGATTTCATCATTATTGGCTTTAATTGCCTTCTGAGCATCAGTCATGTTCTCTTTCTTAATGCCTTTCAATGATGGGTCTTGCTTCGACAGCATTTCCTTATGTTTTGCACATAATGGACATGGTGCTGGTACAAGCAATGGTGCTCCATTGTCATCTGTTACAGGATTTCCGTCAGGACCCAACTTCGGTACTTTCGGGTCGTTGTGTGCGGGACAGTAAATCACGGTATTATGTTTTACTTTTCCACCAGCAATATTGGTGGGTACAACATGGAAGAACGCTTCTTCGATGTATTTGCGACCGGGCTTCGGGGGAAGGATTCTAAATGTTTCCTTAGACGCTCTGGGAACGAAATACTTTGCTAAGATGTCTTCACGTGATTTTCTGGTTGTGGATGCTGTTTGCTTTTTTTGATAGTCCGCAAACATAGACTTCAATTGTGACAGGTCTTCTCCTGTCTGCTTTTGATTTTCCATTTTTCAATAGTTTTTACAGTAAAATTATTTTTCAATTGTAAATTGTGCTACAAATATAGCCTTCATTTGATATAAATACAAGTGTTTTTGAAAAAAATCGTAAGTTTTTTCACTATTTTACTTACAATCCGTTAGAAACGACAGTGAACGATAACGTCTGTTTATTTTCATAGTAATTACCGTTTTTCAATCTGAGTTGTAGCTTATAATCCTGTGGTATTAACCACGATGTGTCGAGATTAAATTCATAACCACTACTGGTTCTATCGACCTTAGTAAATGGAATAACATCGATTTCATATTTTTCACCGACAGTCGTAAATAATCTGTATTCGATATCCAGAGGTAAGAAATTATCTTGATTCGGATACAATTCTTTTATGGTTAGTTTAACCTTTCTTGTGTTTCCAGCAACAATATTCTCTTTTTCAGATATTCCCCAGAAATAAAAGAAATAGTTTTCGAAATTGATTTCGTTACTTTGGTCAAACGTATAATATTTATCTGGTGACAACAAATAGAATTCACCGTCATGTGTGGTTTCTCTACCATTAATTATCATATTCCATTCATCTCTAAAAATCACGGCATCTGGATAATCTTCGGAACTAACATTGACCATTATTTTATATACGCCCTTACTTACGTTAATAATTGAATCCCCACTGAGAGTCTCAACCAGATTATCCTCGTAATCATAGATATTCACGTCATTAACATCGATATTCTGTTCAACACCACCAACGTTAACGTAGAGATACAAATAATTATCTTTGTCTTGATAAAAATAATTACGGTCATCAACAACGGTGTCATCAACAACTGTTTCGACATAGGGTTCATACCAAGTATTGGTATTTTTGGCGTGAAACGCCACGGCTTGAGTAAATTCTGTGATTTGTTCTTCGAGTTCATCACTGAATTTAAGACCGAGACCATATGTGTCGCCAGTAAAGGTAGTACCCGTTCCAAAAAGTCTGTAATTAATGTAATCCGTAACATCGATTTCAAGATTCTCACTGCCTTTCTCAAATCTCTGAGTCCCAATAATTGGTGTGCTTCCGCTCACATAAGAACCACCACTGACTGTCCAAGGAACACCTGTTTTTCTGTCCACCCAATTACTGGCTTGATTAGCGACATCGGGATAAATAATATCGGCATAAATAAAATCATATCCACTTCCTTCATCCCAATCCTCATCAATGTTGAAAAGGTCGAGGTCGAAACTACTGGCTCTTTCAATAGAATCGGAATAACTTTTTCTACCCAGATATTCTTGAGCATATCTAATTGTATTGGTCATATGTAAGATATGTGTCATACCACTATTTGGTACAATTAATCCATTATTGATTTTATCAATCAAACCCTGTAATTCTACGTCAAAAATAAATCTGGTGAGTCTCTGTTGAAGACTGCCATATGAAACTTCAGTAACGGGGTTCTGAGAGTTATTAGTTTCATTGGTACTAATCAGCGTATTGTTCTTTGAGAAATATGACCTGAATACTGACATCTATCTATTTTTTCTATAAATACTCACAAACAAAAAAGACTACCAGTGGTAGCCTTTTTATTATCTGAAATTTGCCATTATTTATTTGATATTGTGTTTGATTAGAACCTGTACAGCCATTTTCTTGGTCATGCCTTCATTAAGTCTGCGGTTTTTCAATACTTGTCGAGCCAAATCAATTTGCTGTGATTCACTGAGTTTCTTCAGAAATTGAAGGTCTTGAGTAGCGACTTCCTTTTCTCCACCTTGTCCCTGAAGCGTTACACCGCCCTCAACTTTATCTCTTACAGTGAATTGGTTGTTGTTTGCGTCTTCGTAACGGTCACCGATTTCACCAGCATATTCATCAAAATTACCTTCTTCATCAATAATTTCTTGCTTCTGGCTTGCGTCATCAAATGATTTCATTTGTCCTGTTTGTTTCAGGTAATCAGCGTGTCCGACATCTGGGTCTTGTGGTTCTTCGATTTCTTGGTCTTGCCTGTAATATTCTTTGTCCCAATACTGTCTTTCTTGCTCTGGACTCTGGGGAACATCAAACTCTTCATTGGCGTAATCACCAACATTATGTGGCTTGTAACCAAGCAATTCGTCAGTTATTTCTTGGTCTTCGGGAGTATTATCACCCATTCCTTCTACCTCTAAAGGCTCTACTTCGGGTTCTGCTTCCACTTCAACACCTGCTTCTTTCTCCATTTTATCAAGATGTGTGTAGTAGTCAGGAATTTCTTCAAGGTGGTCCATAGCTATCTCCAACGCAACCTTTGGGTCATCTGTGTGTTCCATTTCTACCTCAATACCCATTGAAATTTGTTTTGGGTCGTATTTTGCGATGTCAGCATCATCAGCCAGACCGCCTTCAATAAAATCACCGTCTTCTGGCTTTTCATCTGGAATTTCTTCGGTTTCCTGTAAGTTAGCAAATTTTGGATAGAATTTATTCATTAAATATTTTTTCGCCTTCTCATAATGAAACTTACCTTCTTCTTCATGTGTCGCAACGTAGTTTATTAACATCAAAAATTCTTTTGCTGCCTCTTCTTCTGACATCCTCTCATCTTGGTTGTTGATAAAAGCCAACCATAAACGCTCAATTACATCACTCTCAGTATCCCACTCAGGATTCAATAATTCAAAATGATGGAGTATTTTATCACCATATGATTTAACATTTTTACTTGGTTCATAGGAAGTTGAATCGGGTTGCTGATTCATTGCATCAACACGACCTTCCCAACCATGAAGAGACTCACCTAATTCTTCTTCAGGACTTCCCCAATATTCTTGTGGAATCTCAGATTCCTCGCTTAGTTTCACATCGGTTGTTATCTTTTTCTTTTTCTTCGGAAACTGTCTTTTTGGCTTGAATTTCTTTCCAATTGGGTCTGGATAAGTTTTTTCCTCTTCCTCATCGAGTCCAGACAGTTCATATGAAAGACCGATATAATTTAATGGGAAGTTCCATGCCATGTGGTAACCATCTTTTTCATAGGTCTGGTCGCTTGAACCATGACCAAGTTCCTGACTGCCCATGTGTTGACCCGGTGAGTGCCACTGCTGTAGATATTGTAATGCAGCATCTTCACCCTGATTCCTAAGAATTTCGAGTGCTTCATCGGCTTCTTCGCCCTGCATAAACACTACGTCCTCGAATTTATCTTGGTCTGTTGATTCGTAGAATTGCTCTGCGCCCTTTGGAATTGCTCTTGTTTTCTCAACTGGTTTTGTATTGCCCTGTAACCTATTGACTTCGTTTTCGATTTCAACTGCATTCGGTGTCTGGTTTCCAGCAGCAACAAGATTATCGTAGGCTTGCACAAATAATGCTTGGTCTTCAGGACTTGCCTCACCAGCCTCAATTTCTGGCTCTTGGTCGTATGGGTCAACACCTGTTGCCCCATCATCATCACCTTTTGGCATTACAGCAGCCATATCAGCATCACTGAAATCAGGTGGCATAGCCAAAAGGTCGTCTTCTTCCTCAGTACCAGCCACAAAATCTTCCATTTCCTTCACGAATTTCTGAAGTTCATCGTTATCCACACGGACTTCGGGATTTGTTGGTTTGTTATCGGCATAGTTTTTATGGGTCTGAATCTCTTCGCTGCCTTTTTTATAAGGTATTTTATCGATAAATGCCACGGCTTCCTGATATACTTCGTCTTCGTCAATACTTACGGTATCGGTTTCAAAATCAGCGTATTGAGTAACAACATCCATGATTTCCGAGCCGTGATTCTGATTGAATTCCTGAACGGCTTGCATGTTTTCAGGTAATTCCACGTTGAGGCTCGAAGATTTGATTCTGAATTTCGATAACATGGCGTTACTCATATTAAATACACCGTCTTGGTCTCCCTCTGCTGAACTGATTTTAAACGTGAAAGTGATTTCATTACCGTTTTCATCGTTTGTAATTATTTCAACATAATTTTCATCATTGTCTGTCTGGGTGTTGGTTTGTTTGACCTGTGCCTGTCCGTTTTTAAGTTCTTCAAATGCTTTTTCAACCAATTGCACGCCTGTTTGCATCGCATTTGCTTGTACTTCATTTAAAGCGGTTTTATTGACCCCCTGAAACATTTCAAGAAATCTTTCTTTGCTGCCGATTGGTTTAAATACCTTCATTTTGTCCGTTTTTTTATTCAAATATTATTGGGTTGGCTGCGCCATATTTCCTCATTATTACTGCTGCTTCCGCATTTGCTTCGTTTTCAATATCACTACCATCCTCACCTGCGCCAGCATAAAGTCTTCCGTCTAATTGCTGTTTACGATGAACGAGTTCATGTGCCAGTGTTCTTAGGGCATCGGCAAGATTTCTATTTGCAAACACAACCCTAATAACTCCTGTATTCGGAGTCTGTTTTCCGAAAGAACGCATATCTCTTGCTTCCTGTGAGTCATGAGATATTTCAATATTCGTATCATTTGGGTCAAGTCCCAGATGATTACAGGCAAACATAATAAAATCATCAATAACCATTCGTCTCTGGTTCTCTGGAAGAACTTCTTCGTTGATTGTCAAACCGCCAACCTTTCGAAACATCTCAAGCAATCTTTCTTTCGAACCATATGGATGGTTAATTCTCATAATTAAACAATATCATCAAAACTTTTCTGAATATCTATTTTGGATTTCTGAGGTAGGTCATCGAAATCCGCAACATATGTCCCGTCAGGTAATTCTTTCATTCCCATTTCATTTTTACCTTCTTCCTGACGTTTCTGGTCAAACCAATTGTCTTTCCAGAAGTCATTTAGATTAAAATAATAGGGATAACTCACATCAGTTTTGTTCATGAGTTTCTCCGCATCAGTTGGCTCTCTAACTTCTTCAACATCGGCACTTAATTTTTCCATTTTGGCATTAAGACCTTCGATGTTCTGATTCATACCAGCCAATTGCATGTGGATATTCCTCATTGCCTCGATATTGTGTCTAATTATTTCATTCTGAAGTTCGTCCACTTCTGCCTGTGGGTCAGGTGCTGGCATAGCCTCTGGTTCGCCCATTGGGGTCGTCATCTCACCTTCAGGTGGAACATCTGTTGCACCCGCTTCCGCATCATCAAATGCAGGAACAGGTGTTTCTGGAGCATCAGCGTTTTGAGGTTGGTCATTAGATGGTGCAGGGGGCATAGCACCCTGTTTTTCCGCATCTTCTTGGTCACCAGCCTCATTCGTTAATACGGGAATTTCATCAAACTCTTCATTATCGGTCACCAATGGACGATATTTCGGAGATTCATTGACTA